ACCGCCAAGACCGCCGCTTATACATTTGGTAGTGGAGACGCTGGCAATTTATTCTCCATGAATAGCGCCTCTAGCGTTCAATTTTCTATTCCTACTGACGCTACATTTAACTTCCCCGTGGGAACTGAAATCAGCGTATTTTGGATTGGCGGAGCAGGTCAGCCAACCATTGGTGCGGTAACTCCTGGAACAACTACCGTCATAAGCACAGGAGCAACCAGTAATACTCCTAAACTTCGTGCGGTTAACTCTGGCGCTACTTGTATTAAATTATCGGCAAATAACTGGATTGTTTTTGGCGATATATCATGACCCCAATTTTAGGGATTATGGATAGTGCTAAAAGAGTAGTAGTTTCCATTTCTTATTGGTTTATGGGGCTTGTCGACCCATATACTCTTGACTATAGATACGACAACATCGAGTCCATTACTACGGATACCGCTAACAATAGTTATGCACTAGCACAAACATATAACTCTAGCGAAGGTGTTAACGGAACGGTCATTAAGTTTAATAATGCTGGCACAATTCAATGGCAAAGAACATTTGCCGATTCAAGAGCCGCCGCTAATCAAGTCGAAAATCCTGCTCGAATTTGCGTGGACTCTGGAGGCAATATTTACGCGGCGGGCTTTTATAGTACTTCCAATACCAGTAACAACGGTTTTCTTATTAAGTATAATAATAGCGGAACACTTCAATGGCAGCGTTCGTTATCGGGTTCAAGTTTATCGGCAGATGCTCAACAGGATTGGCTGCTAGGAATGACTTTAGATAGTAGCGGCAATATTTATTTATGCGGTAGGTCTACGCAATCCACAAGTGTTATAGGTATTATGGTCGTTAAGTACAATTCCAGCGGAACGCTACAATGGCAAAAAGCATTTGCGGATGGCCCTAATAACATTCCCAACTCTATTGCTTTAGATGCTAGCGGCAACATTTATGTATGCGGAAAAGGCGAACATGGAACCACCGCTATTAACGCTATTTTATTAAAACTAGATTCATCTGGCACTCTTTTGTGGCAAAAATCTCTAACCCAAAATCCCGCGGCACTATACGACCAAGCCGTCGATGTTGGAGTTGATTCAAGCGGAAATGCTTACATACTTGGAACTGTATTTAACAGTTCGTATGGAACAAATGCTTTTCTTGCCAAATACAATTCTAGCGGAACTTTACAATGGCAGCGGTTAATATCAAACGCGGGCGGCCCAAGTGACCAAACTGTATACGGCAATGCTATAAATGTCAGTTCAAGCAATGAAATTTACATCATTGGCATTTGGACAGACCCAGATACGGGTATACAAAACGGTTTTCTAATGAAATACAATTCTAGCGGCACTTTACAATGGCAAAACTCTATTGTAAATACTGCTAATGATGCTGCAGTACTTCAAACAATTTACACCGATTCAACTTATTTTGTAACTATTGGTGGTGCTTTTGGAGACGGCTCAGGAAACCAATTAGCAAGTATTATCCAAGTACCTCAAGATGGTTCTAAGACTGGCACTTATTCGCCTCTTTCTAGCACTGGTGCTGGCTTGGTTTATTCAACGGGTTCTTTGGTAGATTCCGCTGGCGCATTATCCGCAGGAACGGTTAGTCTAAGTGCCCAGTCATATACTTTAGTCAGCGCCAGCGGTACTTTTACAGACGCTAGCGGCAATATGATTAGCACAATTATTAGCGCCTAACGCGCCATTTGCTCACGCTTCCATTTTAGCCACTCGAGGATTAAATCATTAGGGGCTATACACTCTTCTGGCTTCCCAACCACAGGATTAATCCCTAACGTCACCACATACACCTATAGTGGTCGTACGTGGGTATGGACAGGCACTGTCTGGCAATCTGTTGGCACTGCCACAGGAGCTAGTCTGTTATAGTAATCCTTTAACAAAGGACTTACTACATGGCATCTAATAAGGACACTCTGACCATCGCTTGGTGTGATGGGGGAATGACAGACGGCAAATTTACTCAAGGTCTTGTTTATACGATTCTGGACGCTCAGGCGGCAGGAATTAATATTAAGAACTTTGCTCGTTGTGCAGGTAACCAGATTGGTCGCCAACGCCAAGTCGTCTTTGATGGCTGGGCAGATAGCCTGCAGACCGATTGGATTCTTTGGGTGGATAGCGATGTCGTTTTGACTATTGACATCCTTAAGAAACTTTGGGCTGAAGCCCATAAAGTTTTGCGCCCTGTTATTAGTGGCATCTACTTTATCTCTAAGAGCGATGAAGGAACCCTAGCTAATCCAATGCCCGTTATATTTAATGACGTGGATGAGTTCACTATCCAGCACGTTCATCCCCTTCCTGAGAACCAAGTCATCAAGGTAGATTGCGCTGGCATGGGACTTGTTCTGATGCACAAATCTATCGTTCCTAAGCTTCGTGAGGCCTACCCTCAGCAATCAATGTTTGCTGAACAAGAGGGTCTTGGGGGCAGATATGTCAGCGAAGATATTGTCTTCTTTCGCAAGCTCAAGGCTGTAGGGGTGCCTGTTCACGCTCATACTGGAGCTATCGCCCAGCATATGAAGCGCTTTAACTTTGATTACAACTACTACGCGATGTGGTGGAACACCCGTACTGAGGAATAGCCGCTACACTTAACCCATGAACTTGGTGCAAAAATCGGTACAAGCAGGCGGTAAATTAAAGCCGCTTATTATTCCTGCTGAGGTTACTCAGGGAACAGGGCTAATGAACCCCTCTATCTTTATAGACGACGATGGGGACATACTCTGTATCTTGCGCCACATCAACTACACCCTTTACCATGCTGAGAACGACCAACGGTTTCCTAGCATATGGGGCCCGCTTTCTTATTTGCATCCAGAAGAAGACCAACGCTTAGTAACGGCGAACTATTTCTGCCGTTTGGATAAAGACTACAACGTTATTAACTACACCCTTATCGACACCACTCTTTTAGATGTTCAACCTATCTGGACATTTGTTGGTCTAGAAGATGCTCGACTCGTAAAGTGGGACGGCAAGTATTACGGAACTGGTGTGCGCCGAGACACCACCACTAATGGTCAAGGGCGTATGGAGCTTTCTGAACTAGAGATTGATAAGGGCGCATGGACAGCGAAAGAAATTTTGCGCACTCGCATACCTGCCCCCGTTAATCCAGATTCTTACTGCGAGAAGAACTGGATGCCTATCCTTGATAAGGACTACCAGTACATCAAGTGGACCTCTCCTACTGAGGTTGTTCAAGCCTACCCTAATGAAGAGAAGTGCACCCAGGTGCAAGTAACCCCAGGTAAAGTAGTCAACGCTGACCAACGTGGCGGTAGCCAGCTCGTCAAGTGGGGCAATAACTATATTGCTATTACCCATGAGGTAGTCCTCTTTAAGAATTACTTGGGGCAAAAAAATGGCACTTACCGCCATCGTTTATGTGTGTGGGATTCTGAGCTTAACTTGATTGGGGTATCTCCACAGTCATGGTCATTCTTAGATGGTCAAATTGAATTCGCGGCAGGAGCAGCAGTACATGACGGTTCTCTTATTATTAGTTTTGGTTTTGTTGATAACGCTGCCTTTGTATTAGAGGTCCCAGCTACAGTGGTAGATGAACTCGTCGAGGAGGCCCTCAATGTATGAGGCTATTAACAAGCTAATTGTCGACATTTCCAACGACCCATTTAATCCTGCTCTTAGCTTTATGACTGCAGTTGAGTACGAGAAGATTGGGCAGACTGCGAGCGCCGTATCCTTTTACCTACGTACTGCTGAGTACGGCTACTATTCAACCCCAGAGCTTGTCTACGCAGCCTTGTTAGAATCCTCTAACTGTTTTGAGCGCCAAAAAAATCGCACCAATACAGTAAAGAACCTAATAGACAAGGCTATTGCCTACCTACCTAACCGTCCAGAAGCGTGGTTTGTGTTGGCGCAATACTACGAGCGCAATAAAAAATGGCAAGAGTCCTACACAGCAGCTGAGGTTGGTCTATATTTTTCTACCCAAGAACTTGGCCCTTTGCCTCTTACCCTAGGGTACATAGACCCGTACGTTTTGACTTTCCAGAAGGCCGTTGCCGCATGGTGGGTTGGGCGCAAGGACGAGTCTATCCAGCTCTTTAATGCTCTTTTAGAAAAAGACCTTGCCCCTATGTATAAGACAGCGGTAGAAAACAACCTCAGCAAGATTAGTTAAGCGCACAAAAAAGGCGCCATATGGAGATAATTAACTACCGCATTTAAGGAGTATCAATGGCAACCACATATAAGGTCTTGGGTCAAGTAGCAACAGCTACCCTTGGGGCAACTACAGAAGGCACCCTATATACCGCAGGCGCTCAGGCGATTGTCTCCACAGTCACCGTCTGTAATCAAGCTTCGACCCCAGCTACCTACCGCATTGCCGTCCGCCCGTCTGCAGACAGCTCTACTGCTGCTAAGCACTGGATTATCTACGGCGCAACTGTTGCTGGTTCTGACTCTACAGTTCTGACTCTTGGACTAACGCTAGCTTCTGGCGATAAAATTCAGGTCTATGGCTCTAGCTCAACCATGTCATTTAGCGCCTTTGGAAGTGAGCTCGCTTAATGTCTGTCTCCAACGTTAGCGGACTCATCGGGCAACCAAGCGCGATTAACTCGCAATCTTCCTCATACACCTTAGCATCAACAGATGCTTCTAAGGTTATCTTGGCGACGAGCAGCAGCTCAAACACTATTACCGTTCCCTTGTACTCTGTGGCAGGAATTCCTGTCGGTAGTAAAGTGTCTGTTATTCAGTACGGCGCTGGGCAAGTAACTTTTGCAGGCGCTTCTGGAGTTACTATCAATGGAACACCTGGATTAAAAACTCGCGCCCAATATTCTCGAGCAGAGCTTATTCAAGTCTCTACAGATGCTTGGGTACTATACGGCGACATCAGCGCTTAAGGGGTTCACATGGGTCCTAGACACGTCAGCGAAGAGTCTGCCTCTGCTAGAACGTCTTCAGATAAGCAGTATCAAAAAGGCCAGATAAGCCGTCCCTCAGTAAAGATACCTGATGTCCCTGACTTACTCTCGGTAGGAACTCCTACGGATATTGGAACAAATAGGCCGTTTAATAGCGCTGCTGTATCCATTCCAATTAACGTAGCTACCACTGGAGGAACTGCTACAGGGTTTACCGCCACTTCTACCCCAGACAGTATTACATCAAGTAGTTCGCAAAATCCACTTATCGCTACTGGACTTACTCCAGGTACTTCCTACACATTTTCCGTTCGGGGTACAAGTGGAGCAGGCTCATCATCGCCTTTTACAACTACCTCTGTAACCCCCACATCTGTGCCTGACTCTCCAACAATAACCTCTGCTATCGCAGTAAACTCAGGCTCTGGATTTAATAATGGACGGGCTACAGTTTCTTTTACCTCTCCTGCTTCTGGTGGAAAA